AAAAGCGTATCCAGTTTTGACCTCGATCTCAATGAGATCGTCGAGGAGGCGTTTGAGCGTGCGGGTGGGGAACTCAGAACCGGATACGACTTGCGAACCGCTCGTCGTAGCCTTAACTTGCTGTTTGCTGATTGGGGTAATCGCGGCGTCAACATGTGGACGTTTGAGCAGCGCGTTATCACCTTGGCTGCGGGACAACCGACATATGCGCTACCGGACGACACGGTAGACCTGTTGGATCACGTCATCCGCACCAACGCCAACGTCCCCACCAATCAAGCCGACCTGACCATCACCCGGATCAGCGTCAGCACCTACGCCACCATTCCCAACAAACTGATCACAGGCCGACCGATTCAGGTGTACATCCAACGCCTGACGGCGCAAGAAAACCTGATGAGCATCACGGTGGCGGCTCCTGGATGCAACAGCACAGACACGTCAATCCCGGTATCGTCGGTCAACAACATTCCCAACGCAGGCTTTGTGCGCATCGGCACGGAGTTGATCTTCTATAACGAGTATCAGGCGGCGGCTAATGGCAACCCTGCCTACCTTCTTAACTGCTGCCGTGGCCAAGACGGAACTACAGCGGCAAGCCACGCAGCCAGCGCCCCCATTTATTTGTCTCAGAAGCAGTCCATCACGGTTTGGCCAACGCCTAATCCTGGCCAGACGTATCAGTTTGTCTACTGGCGCATGCGCCGTACGCAGGATGCCGGAGGCGGCATCAAGACGATGGACGTGCCGTTCCGCTTCCTGCCCTGCCTCGTGGCAGGTTTGGCGTACTACATCGCGCTGAAGATTCCTGATGGCATCCAACGTTTGGAAATCCTCAAGGCCCAGTACGACGAGGCTTGGCTGATTGCCGCAGGCGAGGATCAAGAGAAAGCAGCGGTGCGGTTTGTGCCTCGGCAGATGTACATCGGGAGCGGCACCTAAATGGGCAACCGGTTCGCGTCAGGCAAGAATGCGATTGCGCAGTGTGACCGCTGCGACTTTCGGTTCAAGCTCACGCAACTGCGCAAAGAGATCATCAAGACCAAAAACTACAACCTCTTGGTCTGTCCAACTTGTTGGGATCCGGATCAGCCACAGTTGCAGTTAGGCATGTACCCGGTTGATGACCCGCAAGGTTTGCGTGATCCGCGTCCTGATCTAAGTTACGTGCAGTCGGGGAATACAGGTTTGCAGATTGTGGACACGACGGCAACCACGCAGGAAGCGGTGGGTTTCCCAAGTGAAGGCAGTCGGGACTTCCAGTGGGGTTGGAATCCTGTTGGTGGTTCACGTGGCCCTGATGCAGGTTTGACGCCAAATAACTTGGTGTTGCAGGTTCAAATTGGTACAGTCACGGTTGTGACGGCATAGGAGCGAAAAATGGCAGGCGTTAAAGAAATGCTGAAGAAACACATGGCCAAGGGTAAGGGTGCACACCCAGATCCCGCCGTAAAAGGAATGCGCGCTGGTGGCAAGACCAACAGCGACATGCTCAAGATGGGTCGTGGTCTGGCCAAGGTGGCTAACCAGATGAACCCTGGCCGCAAGCAGAAAGGTGTCTGACATGGCAACCTATAAGACTCCCAAGCCGGTGGCCACACCAGTTGTTGGCGCTGACGACATCAAGAAGGCACTGCGCATGGACGTGTCCGTGGCCAACATGCACTCCAACGAGTACAAGCCGACTAAGACTTCGGGTATCAAAATCCGTGGTACTGGCTGCGCTACCAAGGGCACGATGGCCAGGGGACCGATGGCGTGAACTACACGCAACTCAGCAACGCCATTCAGGCGTATACCGAAAACCCGAGCAGCGATTTCGTTGCTCAGATACCCGTTTTCGTCCAACAAGCTGAGCAGCGCATCTACAACACGGTTCAGTTCCCTTCGCTTCGCAAGAACGTCACCGGCTACACCACGGCAAACAACAAGTACCTTCAGTGCCCCTCAGACTTCCTGGCGGTGTACTCGATGGCGGCAGTTGACGCCACGGGGTCGTACGAGTACTTGCTGAACAAAGACGTGAACTTCATCCGGCAGGCGTACCCGAACCCGAGCACGGACAAGGCGATCCCCCGCTACTACGCACTGTTTGGCCCGCAATCTTCAGATCAGGATGAACTGACGTTCATCCTTGGCCCCACGCCCGACGCTTCGTACGAGATCGAGCTTCACTACTTCTACTACCCCGAGTCAATCACGGTAGCTGCAAACGGCCAGACTTGGTTGGGTGACAACTTCGACACCGTGTTGCTGTACGGTTCGCTGGTTGAAGCCTACACCTACATGAAGGGTGAGCAGGACATGCTTGCGCTGTACAACCAGAAGTACATGGAAGCCCTGCAACTTGCCAAGCGTCTGGGTGATGGTCTGGAGCGCAGCGATGCGTACCGCAGTGGCCAGTCGCGTCTGGCTCCGCTGCCGCAGAATAACGGGGTCAAGTAATGCCCATCGAGCAAGGCGCGACCAATCAGTTCAAGGTGGGCTTGGCCTCTGGCCAGTTCAACTTCAGCACTGACACGTTCAAGATGGCGCTTTACACAGGTGGGGCAACCATCGGCCCGACCACGTCTGCGTACACAACGGCAAGCGAAGTCGCTTCTGGCGGGGGTTACACCACGGGTGGGAATGTTTTGACCGTCAGCGTCGCGCCTACGACTGGCCCCAACCCTAACAACACGACAATGTACTTGTCGTTTGCCAACGTCACGTGGAACCCGGCATCGTTTACTTGCCGTGGTGCACTGATCTACAAAGTTGGTGGGGGCAACCCCACTGTTTGCGTCCTTGACTTCGGCGGCGACAAAACAGCCACCACCTCTTTCCAAGTGCAGTTCCCCGTTGCGGACAGCACCAACGCGATAATTCGAGTCGAGTAATGTTTAGCGCAGACGGATCAGCAGAAGTCGGCACCGTTTTGGTTCACTCGGTGAGCCATCGCGGCTTTACGCCTGCCGAACTTGCAGAGCAGGCTCTGAACAAAATCATTTATGTGGGGGATCAATCCCATCCGGCCATCCGCGATCAGGCCAACGCCTATCGTGACCATATCCGGGCGGTGTTGACCTTCTATATGCAGCGTGCAATTCAGTCGAACAATACGACTCTTGCAAACCGGCTCCGTGAAGCGGGCCATCCTGAACTTGTAAAACTTTTGGAGGCTTGAAATGCCCGGATTCACCACAGCAATGCCGACCTCCTTCAAGGTAGAAATCTTGAGGGCTGTCCACAACTTCACCGCCTCGACGGGCAATACCTTCAAGATCGCTCTTGGTAAGGCCACTGCGTCCATCACCGGCACTTATGGCGCTGCCACGACGAGTTACACCGACCTGACCGGCAACAGCGACCAACTTCCCAACGGCAGTGGCTACACCACGGGCGGCAACACGCTGACCTCGGTTACGCCGGTTGCTGATGGCACCACGGCAGTCTGCGACTTTGCAGACACCACCTGGACCTCGGCCACGTTCACCACGTCTGGCGCGATCATCTATAACGACTCTGCCACGGGTGACCCCGCTTGCGCGGTGCTGTCGTTTGGTGGTGATCAGCAAGTGTCGTCTGGTGACTTCACGATCCAGTTCCCATCTGCCACAGCCTCGACCGCCATCATTCGGATTGCGTAAGTGAGTTGACGTGGCCGGATGGGGTAAAGGTGCGTGGGGCACCAACACTTGGGGCGGCACTAATGTAGTAGTGCCCCTTGATGGTTGGGGCGTAGACACCTGGGGCGCAGGCCCCTGGGGTCAGAACAGCATTTCCGTACAAGGTACGGGTGCTGTTGGCACAGTATCGTTCTCCGTTTCGGTCACGTTTATCCCGACCGGGGTTTCTGGTGCCGGTGCAGTTGGTACCACAACACCGCAGGTCCGGTTCACGCTCACGGGAGTATCGGCAAACGGCCAGATTGGCACCGTTACCCCAGAGGTGGCGTTTACGCCAGCAGGAGTCCAAGGCGTTGGGCAAATTGGCAACTTCTTTGTCAACGTCAACGACTTCATCATCCCAATTGGGGTTGAAGGTGTTGGTGCGGTTGGCACCACGCTTATTCGGATTGGTAGGTCGATTTCGGTTACCGGGGTTCAGGGCACCGGTGCGGTTGGCACAACGCTTCCCCGGGTCAACTTCACCACAGCGGGCGTGCTTGGAACGGGGAGTGTTGGAAGCGTCACCTTCAAGGTTGATGAAACCATCATCCCGACAGGCGTCGCCGCAACCGGTGCGGTTGGCACAGTTTCGCTCATCTATAACGGCGGGGCCTCCCCGACGGGGGTTGTTGGTACCGGTGCAGTTGGAACCGCAGTTGCTAACGTCATTAAGGCGCTCACTGGGGTTTCAGCGACTGGACAAGTTGGCACTGTTACCTTCAAAATCAACGACAGTATCACGGTCACTGGAGTGCAGGGCACGGGCGCTGTCGGAACTGTTTTGATTCGCGGATGGTCGGTAATCAATACCAACCAGAACGCGGGTTGGACAATCATCAATACGCAATAGGAGCATTAGATGCCCACCTCATACACCTCCCTCCTGGGCCTCGCCCTGCCGGTCACCGGAGAACTGTCTGGTACCTGGGGTGATACGGTCAACGACTACATCACTCAGTATGTAGATGCTGCCGCCGCAGGTACTCAGACCATCAGCGGTTCCCAGACAGCGGTAACGCTTACGGTCACCAACGGCACTTCACTGACCCAGGTTGGCTCTGGGTCTTCTGGCTCTGCCCAGTACGCGGTGATTAACTGCACGGGCAACCCCGCAGGCTTGCTAACCATTACGGCTCCAGCGTCAAGCCGCAACTACCTGATCATCAACGCAACGTCCACCAGTCAATCGGTGAAGATTGTGGGTGCAGGCCCGACCACGGGCGTGACTTTGGTGGCGGCGGAGAGTGCCATCGTTGCCTGGAACGGCAGCGATTACGTGAAGGTGGCATCGAGTGCTGCGGATGGCGTTTCGACCATCAGTTTTGGCACGACGGGGCTGACCCCCAACACTGCAACATCTGGTGCGGTAACGGTTGCGGGGACGCTTGCCACCACAAACGGCGGAACCGGACTGGCGACGTTTACAGCCAACCAAATCTTTTACGCATCGTCTACGAGCGCCATCGGGCAATCGGCAGGGCTGACGTTTGACGGCACCAACTTTGCGACTACGGGTACGTCGTCTGCCACCAAGTTCATTCCGACCGGCGGCACCGCCACTGGCAACGGTATGTTCTTGGCTACGACCAACACCCTCGGATTCAGCACCAACGGCACCCAGGCTTTGACGCTTGATGCGACTGGCAACTTGTTGGTCGGGGTTACGTCACTCAACCGGCTTAACAGCGGCTCCAATCAGCACTCCATCACGGTTGGCAACAGCGGCACAGACGCAAGTTCAGCGGCTGAAATCTATGCCTATAGCGCCGCAATTGCGGATACCCGAGTGCTTGGCGGCGTGGTGTTTGGCACCACAGGCACAGCAGCAGCCGAGAAGCGGTCTGCGATTGTTGCGTCCCGCCTGAGTGCGGCGTCTGGCACGACCATTACAGCCAACCTTGAGTTCTACACCAACAACGCAGGCACTCTTGCAGAACGTGCCCAGATTACCGCAGGTGGTCAGTTTGCTCTGAGTTCAGATGGCAGCGCCGCTGCCCCGGCAATTACCCGCTCGACGGACCTCAACACGGGTATCTTTTTCCCCACAGCAGATGAGATCGCGTTTGCTGAGGGCGGCGCTGAAGTGTTGCGGATTACCGCTGCGGGCTTTACCCGTCTC